ATTAGAAGATGTAAATATAAGTGCTTCAACTAAAACTAAATTAATTGACACAATCAGAGGTCCTATCAGACGACTAATTAAATATAAATTTGAATCTATGTTTATGGAAGACAGATTATTTCAGAATCTACCTAATGTTAGTAGTTGGTTAGCTCAGAACTTTACCACTATGGATAAATACGCGGAGGAAACTCATGGGTAGAAAAAAATTGTATTTTACAGCTAAAGAAAAAAAAGATGCACAGAAAAAATGGCAAATGGATTACTATTATAGAAATAAAGAAACTATTTTAAAGAAAATGAAAGACAAATACAGACAAAAGAAGTTAAATCTATCTAAATCACAACTTACGAAAGATTTATATGGAGAACAATAGTTCTTTAGTCGCATTTGGAACATCATTCCAATCTAAAATTATAGCATCGTGTTTAATTGATTCTATGTTCTTACAGACTATTATGGAAGTTCTTCAGCCAGAATATTTTGAATCTGATTCAAATAAATGGTTAGTTAAAGAAATAAATAAGTATTTTTTAAAGTATAAAACTACACCTACATTAGAAGCTATCAAGATAGCAGTTGATGATGTTGAAAATGATGTACTAAAAATATCTGTTATAGAAGCACTTAAAGATGCTTGGAGACATAGAGAAGCAACTGATTTAGAGTTTGTTCAAGAAAAAACATTAGATTTCTGTAAAAATCAAGTTTTAAAATCTGCTATTATGGAATCCGTAAGTCTATTAGAAAATCAAAACTATGATGGCATAAAAACAGTTATAGATACAGCTATGAAAGCTGGAACTGCTGTAGATATAGGTCATGATTATAATGTAGGTATTGAAGAGAGATTAACTAAGTCTACAAGAATAACAATAAAAACGCCGTGGGATATTACAAATGAGATTATGGATGGTGGTTTAGGTGAGGGTGAATTAGGTGTTGTAGTTGCACCAGCAGGTGTTGGTAAGACTTGGTTACTTCAGAGTATAGCTGCAGGTGCTTTAAAAAGAGGATTTACTGTAGTTCATTATACATTAGAGTTGAATGAAACCTATGTTGGTTTAAGATATGATACTATTTTTAGTGGTATAACTACACAAAACATTAAGTTTCAGAAAGATGAAGTGAAGAAAATCATCGATTCTATTGAGGGAAAAATGGTTATCAAATACTATCCAACAAGAGCAGCAACTGTTAATACACTTTCAGCACATTTAAAACAATTAGAATTAAAGAATATAAATCCAGATTTAGTTATTGTTGATTATGCAGATATCTTGAGAGATAATAGTGGTATGAGAGAGGTGAGACATCAGTTAGGTGCTGTATATGAAGATTTGAGAGGATTAGCTGGTGAGTTTAAAGTTCCAATATGGACTGCATCGCAAGCTAATCGTTCAGCATTAGAAGAAGAAGTTATTGAAGCAACAAAGGTTGCAGAGGCATATAGTAAGATTATGATAGCTGATTTCGTATTGAGTATCAGTAGAAAAGCCGAAGATAAACTAAGTCATACTGCAAGATGCCATATTATCAAAAATAGATTTGGTATTGATGGTATAACTTATCCAATGAGTATGAATACCAATCTTGGTAAGATAGAGATTTATGAGTCAACAACTCAGCCAGGTAAAGAACAACAAGGTAAAATGAATAATAGTGAAGAATTTAAGAGAAAATTATTAGCGAGTAAGTATAATGATATGAAAAAGAGTGATGTAGAGGGATTTGAGTAAAACTAAGAAGAAAAAATTATTTAAAAATCATAAAAATTTTAAATAGTTTGTTTTTAATCTAATATATATAATAGTTATATTTTGGAAAGGTTAACGGGAAATAAGTAGAAGCCAGAAAGTAATGTAAGCAAATGGAAAAATTTAAGTTATCGGAAAATTTCGTCAGTAAATATAAGAGAAAGAAAGCCCCTTTCGGTTTTAATGGTTTAGGAGAATTGGTTTATATGAGAACGTATTCTCGCATTAAAGACGATGGTAAGAACGAAAGGTGGTGGGAAACAGTTCAGCGAGTTGTAGAGGGCACATACTCTATGCAGAAAAACCATATCGACTCATATCAATTGGGTTGGAATGCGTGGCAAGCTCAAAAATCAGCCCAAGAAATGTACGAGAGAATTTTCAATATGAAATTCCTACCACCTGGTCGTGGTTTATGGGCTATGGGAACACCAATCACCGAAGAAAAGAATCTATATGCAGCACTAAATAACTGTGCATTCGTATCTACTTCCACACTTAAAGAAGATTATTCAAAACCATTTTGTTTTCTAATGGATGCCTCTATGTTGGGTGTTGGTGTCGGTTTTGATACTAAAGGTGCAGGTGAGATTATAGTAAAGGGTATTAATAAAGGTAGAAACAAAGAAGTATTCGAAATACCTGATACAAGAGAGGGTTGGGTAGAATCCCTTAGACTATTATTAGAAAGTTATTTTCATGGAACATCAGCTATAGATTTTGACTATAGTAAAGTTAGAATAGCAGGAGAACCAATCAAAGGTTTTGGTGGTGTTTCAAGTGGTCCTGAACCATTGAAAGATGTTCATAGTGCTATCAGAAAAGTATTAGATAAGAATAGTGGAGAACCAATTACCGTAACTACAATCGTAGATATTATGAATCTTATAGGAAAATGTGTTGTAGCGGGAAATGTTCGTAGAACTGCTGAGATCGTTTTTGGTGACCCAGAGTCAGAAGAATACTTAGATTTAAAGAATTATAAAGTAAACAAACATAGAGAACAATACGGATGGACTTCAAATAATTCAGTATTTGCAGAACTTGGTATGGATTATACAGAAGTAGCAAAAAGAATTAAAGATAATGGAGAGCCTGGATTTGCATGGTTAGAAAATATGAGACATTATTCTCGTATGAAAAATGGTGGAGATGACAAAGACCATAGATCTATGGGTGGCAATCCTTGTCTTGAACAAACACTTGAATCGTATGAGTTATGTTGTTTAGTAGAGACATTTCCAGACAATCATGATTCATTTGAGGACTATGCTCGTACATTAAAGTATGCGTATTTGTATGCCAAAACAGTAACACTTGGTAGAACACATTGGGCAGATACCAATCGTGTAATGTTAAGAAATCGTAGAATCGGTTGTTCAGTAAGTGGAGTTGCACAATTTATCACAAATAGAGGTTTAGATGAATTAAGAAATTGGTTGGAGAGTGGATATGATGTTATACAAGATTGGGATAAAGTCTATAGTGATTGGTTTGCTACTCCAAAGTCAATTAAAACTACTTCAGTTAAACCAAGTGGTACAGTTTCCTTATTGGCTGGTGCTACTCCAGGTTTACATTATCCCGAAAGTAGATTTTATATTAGACGAGTTCGTCTATCAGTTAACTCGGAATTAATAGAACCATTAAAGAAAGCAAATTATACAGTAGAACCAGCCTTTGGTTCAGAAGATTCAACATTAGTCGTTGAGATACCAGTAGATGTTGGAGAAGGTATAAGAACTGCAAGTGATTTATCTATATGGGAACAATTTAGTTTAGCAGCATTTATGCAACGACATTGGGCAGATAACCAAGTAAGTTGTACAGTAACATTTAATCCTGAAGAAGAGGGTGATCAAATATCAAATGTGTTAAATTACTATCAATATCATTTGAAAGGTATTAGTTTATTACCAAGACATGATTATGGGGCATATAAACAAATGCCTTACGAAGCTATAGATGAAAAAACATATCATTTTGAAGCAGATAGACTTGGTAAACTTACTTTCGGTATAATCAAAAACGAAGAAGCAGAAATAGACAAATTCTGTAATAATGATACCTGTGAAATTCCTGGTGAGGAAATAAAATAAAGCTTGACAAGTATACGCTTTTATTCGTATATTCTAATATAGAAAATAGGGAATTTATAACCTAAATGTATCAAAACATCTTTTATCAGTTTAAGAGACGAAGAATCCACATATGGGATGACAAAACTGGGTATTCAGTTCATCCATTTAGTCAATACGCATATGTCAAGGATCCTAAAGGAACATATACATCTCTTTATGGAGATAAGGTAAGAAAATTACCTATTAGTAGAGTAGATGAAACAGATATTCCGTTTGAATCTGATGTTGCACCAGAGATTAGATATTTGGTAGACAAATATACAGATTCGGATGAGGTATCTGAGGGTCATCGAATTATGTATTTTGATATTGAGGTTGAAGTTACACAAGGGTTTCCTGATGTAAATAAAGCTGACAATACCATTACTTCTATTGCATTTTATGATGAATTGACTAAACAATATTATTGTTATGTTCTTGATGTAGAGAATAAGGTTAATGCAAATCAGTTTGGTGAAACAACTGTTATTAAGTTCAAAGATGAGAGAGACTTACTAACTGCATTTTTTACAAAATATCTTGAGATATCACCAACAATCATTAGTGGTTGGAATAGTGATAGATTTGATGTTCCCTATCTTTATAATCGTACTCTAAGATTATTAGGACAACAAACTGCAAACTGTTTATCACCAATCGGTATAGTAGAATTTCAGAAACATAGGGGAACATATAAGATTGCAGGTGTATCTTCACTTGATTATCTTGAGTTATATAAGAAACTTTCATTCAATGAAAGATCATCATATCGTTTAGATGATGTTGGTGAGTTAGAAGTTGGATTAAAAAAAGTAGCTTATGAGGGAACACTTAATGATTTATATGATGGTGATAGAAACAAATTTGTTGAATATAATATAAATGATGTTATTATTCTTGAGAAACTTGATGCAAAGTTAGATTTTATTGGTATTGCTAGAGCTATTTGTCATTTGGGTCATGTTCCATATGAAGATGTATATTATTCATCAAGATTCCTCGAGGGT